TGCAAGGCATGATGAAGCAGGTAAATATACCAATGGTTATAAAGGTGATCAGTTGCAACATGCTGTTCCGGATGTTTCCGGTGAAGTAAGTTTTCAGAACTTTTATATTCACAAAAAAGGATGGTATATTTTAAGACCAAAAAACAAGGATCTAGCAGATTTAATTGCTGAAAAAATGAAAACTGCTTGTAATAATCCTAATATTGGTTACTCACAAAATGACAGATACAGCATAATCAAATGTGGTACAGAAACAAAAGAAAGAACTAATTGTGATTGTTCAAGTTTGGTTAGGGAATGTATAAAAGAAGCATCCGGATTTGATGTGGGTGATTTTAATACAGCAAATGAAGCAACTATTCTTGAAAAAAGTGGTTTGTTTTGTACTAGAATTAGTTATACAGTTGGTTTTAATCTTTATACAGGTGATGTTCTTGTAACTAAACAAAAAGGGCATACTGTAATAGTTGTAGAAGGTAATCAAAGAACAGAAAAAAAAGTTAATTATTATCCAAAACCTTTACATTTCTTTCAAAGTATTGTAGATGCTTTAAGAAGTGTTGGTGAAAAAGATACAACATTTAATCATAGAAAAGTGATTGCTAAAATAAATGGTATTAAAGATTATTCCGGATCAGTTATACAAAATAAAAAAATGCTAGAATTGTTAAATGCAGGAAAGTTAATTAAACCATGAGGTATTGAAGAATGAGTGAAACAGTTGTAATGGAAAGACAGGAAAACAAATTAGCAAAATACATTACTTCTTACAATAATGTTCCTTATTTCATCATTGAAGATGATCTTGAAGAATTAGGACAACAGGATTATGTATCAGAAGTTGCAGAAATCAATGGTTATTATGAAGCCTATGAAAAAGGTATGGATTTTGCTACAGAAGGTACTAATGGTGAATATGTTCCTTCTGATGTTAGATTTAAAAAATCTGCTTCTATTCTGAATAAAGAAGCAAGGTTTCTTTTTGCTAATCCACCTACTTTTAACGTTAATGTTGATGATATTAAAGGTGATGTAGCAGAAGATAATAGTATTTTGCAGGATTATTTGGATAAGGTATTGGAAAAGAACAATTTTAGAGGACAGATCATAAAAGCGGTTAAAGATTGCTTTATTGGTAAAAGATGTGCTATTGTTTTGAATTTTAATAGTGATCAAAAAGAAATTTCCTTGATGTTTTTAAATTCACTTGAATTTATTTTCAAAACTGCTTCTGATAATCCTAGTAAGTTAGAAAAGTTTATTTGTTTCCATAATACAACTACTACAACTGATAAAGTAAAGCAGGTGTGGTTTAAAAAATCTTATTCTTTAGAAAATGGTTTTGTTGTTGTTAATGAACATTATTATGATGGTTTAGGTAACCTTTTAGAAGATTATCCTTCTTTGGAAGATTTAAGAACAGAATTAACAGAAATTCCTGCAACTGTTATTCTTAATGATGGTTTAATCGGTGATACAAAAGGAAGATCAGAATTATTTGATTTGTTAGATGCAGAATCAACTTATTCTAAACTTGCTAATGAAGATGTAGATATTGAAAGGAAGGGTATGAATCCGGTAGCATATACCATTGATGCTTCCGCTAATAGTACAAAGAACCTTTCAAGATCAGCAGGTTCTTATTGGGATCTTCAAACTGATTATGATGCACCTTCTGATAATGCTAATCAAGCAAAAGCAGGTTTACTTGAACCTTCAATGAATCATAGTAATGCATTGAAAACTACACTTGATAGGATTGAAAATGAAATGTATTCACAAGTTGATGTACCAAATATCAATTCTGAAAAATTAGCAGGTGTAATTACTTCCGGTAAAACTATTTCCGCTTTGTATTGGGGGTTGGTTGTAAGATGTGATGAAAAGATGCTTACATGGTCACCTGCTTTAACTTATATTGCAAGAATGATCATTGAAGGTGGTAAGATTTATCCGGAATGTATTAAACAATACACAGAAGAACTTTTACCGGATATTGAATATGAAGTTTTAGTAGAAAACAATTATCCGCTTCCGGAAGATGTAGCAGAAGAAAAATCAATGGATGTTACAGAAGTAGATGCTAAACTTATGTCAAGAAAAGCCTACTTAAAGAAGTGGAGAAAGTTAAGTGATAAACAAGCAGAAGATGAAATTCTGCAAATTAAAGCAGAAACTGATCTTTTTGAAAATTCTGTAGTTCCTTATGATTATTCTGATGAAGAAGAAGAATTAGAAGAAGAACCGGAAGATTTAGATGCTGATGAAGAAGATGATATTGATCAACAGATTGATTCATTCTTGCAGGAAGTAGAAAAGGGTATGTAATATGGCTTATGCTTCAAAATATTATGATCCTGTTAAAGCACATGAATATTATATGCAACATAGGCAGTTAAAAGGCAGAAAGAAAAGTAAATTATCTGATGCTGAATTAGCAGAAAAAAGAAGAAAAACTACTTATGGGTTAAATGATAAGGGTAAGGCTGTTGCTAAACAGGTTAAAGAATCTATCATGGCTGAAAAGAAACAGGTTCTAAAACAAATTTCTGAAAATCTCAAAATTGCTATTAAACAATTAAGAGAAATGATGAAAATGCAAGGTTACGGAAAAGAGCAGATCAAACAATTGGTAGAAGAATTAAGACAATCTGCTAAAGAAATGAAAAAACAAGCAAGGGAATTATACAATGAAAAATATTATAGGGAATTGGATAAGTTAAAACAAGAACCGGAATTTAAGAAAGTGAAGAAGAAAAGAGGAAGAAAAACTAAAAGTTAAGGTGTAAGAAATGGGTAAAGAATTTGCAAGATCAGAAGGTATTAGAGTACAGGTAACCAATGAGCAAGCACAACAAATAAGAAAACTGTATAAAGAACTTTCTGATGAATATAAAGAAAGGTTGCGGATTCTTTCTACAAAACAAACTGTTTCTGCTAGAATTAGGGAACAGTATTTAAAGGATTATGTAAAAGATTTAGAAAGGGATATGCAATACCTTAATAATAATCTTGAAAATACTATTACTTCTAATATGTTAAGGGTAGCAGAAGCAGTTGTAGATGATTCCTTAAAACTTGATAAAGAAATGGGTTTTGGTGGGATCATGACAAAACAGTTTTACATTCCACAAGATGTGGTTGCTATTGTTACTTCCGGTGAACTGTATAAGGGTAAGTGGTCTTTATCCGGTGCTATTTGGTCAACAAATCAGAAACAGTTAAATGATATTAATTCTGTAGTTGCTAAAGGTATTGCAGGTAATAAATCTGCTTATGAAATTGCAAAGGATCTTGAAAGGTATGTAAATCCTAGTGCAAGAAAAAATTGGGATTGGTCAAAGGTTTATCCTAATACTAATAAAAAGATTGATTACAATGCACAAAGGCTTGCTAGAACAATGGTTTCACATGCTTATCAAGAATCTTTTGTAGAAAGTACAAAGGATAATCCATTTATTGAAAGTTATAGGTGGTTGGCTTCCGGTGGTGATAGGATGTGTCCTATTTGTGCTGAAAGGGATGGTCAAATATACAGTAAAGATGATTTACCTATGGATCATCCTAATGGAATGTGTACTTTTGAAGCAGTAATTGAAAAATCCTATGAAGAAATTGGTAGAGAATTAGCAGATTGGGTAAATGGTGAAGGTGATCCGGAATTAAATGCACAAATAGATAATTATGCTGATTCTTTAGGTTTAAATGTCAAACAAATGACAGCAGGAACAGAACAGGTAAGGAAAGCGGAATCAGAAAAGGTTGAAATTGAAAGTAAACCTAAAGAACCTGTTCCTGTTACTTTATCTGAAACTTATGATGAAGCACTTGAAGAATTTAGAGCAAAAAGAGCAGGTCAAATTGAAGATTTAGCACCATTTGAAGAAATGAATAAAACATTAAATGATATGATCAAAAATAATGATTTTAATGTTAGAATACCTACAGATGATGCAACTGTAATAAAATCTATTTTAGAAGATGGAAGATTAAAAACACAATTTGAAACAGGTACTTCCGGTGGTCAATTAGATACTTATGTAAGAGAAAAAGCATCACATAATTTATTTAATACACCTTCTGATATAGATGTAAAACAATATGAAAAGTATGGTTATTTAGGTTCTAAAGATGTTACACAAGATGACAAGCATAATCCACAATTATGGTTCTATGGTGAAGGTATTATTAAGTTAAAGAAAGAAGAAATGATGGATAGAACAACAGTTACTGTAGGTGATAGTTTAAGGGATGCTTCTGATGGTAGGTTTATCATGGGATCTAAAGTAACTGATGTGGATAGTACAGTTTGTGTTGGCAGAATCGGCATGGTTGATGAATTTAATCAAAGATTTGCTGATGGTATTTCAAAGTATGGTATAAATGATGCTTCTGCTGTTGGTTATGGTGTAAGATCATATATAGAACTTCAATATCATGGTGATGTAACATTGAAAGATGTTGAATCTATGACTATTGAAAGAAGAATATTAGAAGAATTAAAAGAAGATGAAAATGTTTCAAGAATAGCAAAAGAATCCGGAATTAAATTTAATTATATTGAAGGTGATCAAGTAGTTGAATTTAATTTTTAAAGGTGGTAAAAAATGAAAATAATAGCGTTTGTTGGAAAAGAAAGATTTATAGTAAAAGAAAAAGAAAAACATTATTTAATTTCTACTTCTAAAAAAACAATAGTAGAAATAGAAAATCCGGATGATCTGTATAGAAGTGGTTATTGGTCAAAATATACAGGTGGCATTGATCCGGAAAGAGAAGAAATAATTATTTCACTTTTAGAAAAAAATAAAAATAAATAATAAAAAAGTATTGATTTTTATTTTTAAAAGGATTATAATTAAACCATAGAAATTAAAAAACAGCCTAGGAGGTAATAGAAATGACAGTTAAAGAAGTTGCTAAAGTAATGGGTGATCAGTTTATAGCAGTAAAGGATGCTAGAAGTGAAAGAATTATTTATAGTGGTTCTGCTTCAAATCTTT